TTTCTAATCTCACCATCAAACGCTCAATATAGAATTGTCAATAGTTTAGTAGTAGAACCTATTGAAGGTGATCCAGAAAATTTAGAGAACGCAACTCTATATCAGAATGAATATAAATTTGGTGGAATAAACAAAGCATATGCACCAATTACTAGTGTTGAAAAGATAGAGGTTGGTTATGGGAAAACTTTCTACAAACTCAGTATTGATGGTGGATATAACCGTGATGCCTCTGTACAGGGAGCAGTGTATGGAGCATTTACTGTAGAACCATCTACAAGAGTAATAGGAAATGTATCCTCAGGATCTACGGTTATTGATGTTGATTCTACAGTTGGTTTTGGGTCAACAGGAGAGTTGTATTTCCGTTATTCGGACAATAGTGTAGGAGTTTCTTCATATACTTCTAAGTCATTGACACAATTCTATGGTGTCTCTGATATTGATGATGAGATTGTAGATGCAACAATTGTAGGTGTTAATACATTTTCATATGGAAGATCGAAATTAGATCAGGATGAAATTATTGAAGTAAGAGTTAATTCAGTTTTAGGATCTTTAAATGTACCAGCAAATACGAATAATTTACTAAAAGGTGGAAAGGTAAATGTAACTAATCTTGGAATTTCCGAAAACACCTACAAAACTAATAAGTGGTTTTATAATGTTTCGCCAACTTACAATGTTAAAAGTCTTGAGTTGATAGACTCTTCAAATAATACTTACAAAGTAACTTTAAATACAGTCAGTCAATTTAGATCTGGTGACACTGCAGAAATTATTCTAAACGGCGCAAAAAAAGAAACTAAAATTATATCATTAATTAGTGAAAAATCTTTTAAGATAAGAGGTCAGGGTGGTTTAGATGTAAACGCATCATATACTATTCAAAGAAGAATACAAAAAGTTTCTTCTGGAACTTATCCATCAGCTGAGATATATTCTACAGATGTTGATAATGTTTATAAAAATGAATCTGGAGATTATCTTGTTTCTTCTCCATCAATACCTCATTATGATTCTTTGCCGTTAAATCCTGCCTCTAGAGAATTTAAGTTCTCTGGAACTTTCCTTGGAGATGAGTTTGAAATTTCTCCTGGAGTAGATCATGGTTTTTATACTGGAGATGCTGTTTACTATCAAGCACAATTAGTAAGTGAAACATTCATTAATGATAGTGGAAGTAGTGATACTAGATTAGCCAGAGATACTTCATTATTTGATGATGGACTTTATTTTGTAAAAAGGGTTAGTGGATCAACCGTTAAATTTGCAAGAAGTAGAGATGATATTTTTAATTCGGAATTTATTTCCTTAGATAATTCAACAACTGTTGCTAATAGTGTCATAAGACCTTTTGAGTTTAATGGAAAAACATTAGGTCCACAGAAGGTTTTAAGAAAAATATCAGAACCTCTTAATACTGGAATCTTGACCAAAACGGAACCAGGACTAACTGGAATGTTTGTGAATGGTGTTGAACTTTTAAACTATAAGGGAAAGGATGTTATAAAGTATGGAAAGATTGAAACAATTGATGTTTTATCTGAGGGAACAAATATTGATGTAATAAATCCACCTAATTTAATCATTTCAGACTCTGTCGGGACAGGTGCAACTGGATACCCTGCAATTTTTGGTTCTCTCAGAGAAATTAGAATTTTAGATCCTGGATTTGATTATTTAAATACACCATCAATTAAACTTGAGGGTGGTAATGGTTCTGGTGCTGTTGCTCAAGTCAGCATGAAATTAATTGATCATGAAGTTGAATTTTTTGCAGATCTAGCATCTTCAGGAGTAACAACTGGTACTTCCTTAACACAATCTACAATTGGATTTTCTACATATCACAAATTTAGAAATGCTGAGCAAGTAATTTATAAAACAAAAAATCAGGGTGCAGTTGTTGGAATAGTTACAGACTCTGTATATTTTGTATCCACTGTTGATGACGTTACTGTAAAATTGCATCCCACTCAATCGGATGCCATAGCAGGCATTAACACGGTATATTTAACCGATCATGGTATTGGCAAACATTCCTTAGAATCTGTAAATAAAAAATCCATAGTTAGTGCCATCAATGTTGTTAATGGTGGTTCTGGATATGAAAATAAAAAAAGAACCGCACATGTTGCTGGTATTAACACGTCCTCTAATTTGATTACAATTGTAAATCATGACTATAAAACTGGTGAGAAAGTAAAATATACTTGCACAGGAACTCCAATCTCAGGATTGTCTGTAGATACTGAGTATTTTGTAACCGCAGTTGATAAGGATTCATTCCATCTTTCTCAAATTGGAATTTCATCTGATAGAGAATTTTATACTAGAACAAAACAATATGTTGATATAACTTCTGTGGGTGTAGGAACTCACAATTTCAATTATCCAGACATTACACTTACTTTATCTGGTAATGTAGGAATTTCTTCTATTGGTACAGAAACATTTAAAGGATCTTTCCAACCAATTGTAAGAGGAACAGTAACATCCGTACATCTTGAAAATGGCGGAGTTGGTTATGGATCTTCCGAAATTCTAAACTTAGATAGACAACCAACCGTCGAATTTGAGGCAGGATCTAATTGTCAATTAACTCCAATCGTTGTTAATGGTAAAGTAGTTGAAGTTATCATTCAAAAATCAGGAAGTAGGTATTTGTCTACACCAGATTTAGAGGTAGTTGGTGATGGAGTAGGTGCCGTTTTAGTTCCCATCTTAGAAAATGGATCAGTAACTGATGTTAAAATTGTTGAACCTGGTGCTGGATATTCAGATGATCTCGGAACAACGGTAATTAATGTCATCCCAGCTGGATCAAAAGAGATACTCCCAGTATTCAAATCAAATATACAAAATTGGAGAGTAAATTTATTTGAAAAATATTCTACATATTTCTCGCAGGATGATGGTGTAGTTACAACAGGTTTGAAGTCAGATGATTTTGGACTTCAATACTCACACCTGTATGCTCCAAGAAAACTTAGAGAAACTGTTTTTGCTTCCGATCAAGAAGGCAATATCTTATACGGAGAAAGAGATTTAAGAAAGGTTAATAGTATTGAAGTTCAATCAACACAACACTCTCCTATATTAGGATTTGCATATGATGGACATCCAATATATGGTCCATATGCATATTCTAGATTAAATGGTGGTGTTATTTCTCAAATGAAATCTGGATATTCTATTAATCTTAAAGATAATAGACCACCAACTTCTATTTTTCCCGAAGGATTTTTTATCAACGATTATACTCATAATGAAGTTTCTGATGATACTATTCTTGATGAAAATAATGGACGATTCTGTATAACACCAGAATTTCCAAAAGGAACATATGCATATTTTGTCACGATTAATGATAAATTTGCAGAATCAACAGGAATTTTTGAAAAAAATCGTAAACCAGTTTTCCCTTATGTAATTGGTGACAACTATAAAGGTGTTCCTGACGAATTTAACTTTAGATTAACATCAAATTACGATGGATTTGATATCTCAAATGATTGGCGTAGAAACACACAACCACTAAATGTTATTGAAGATGAGTTAGAATATCCATATTTTTATATTCCAAATAAGTTAGATCAAACTGCAACCGTCACTGCAACTTCTCCTGGCACGATCGAGAGTGTTGGTATTGTCACAGGTGGATCAGAATATAGAATTAATGAAACTCTTGTATTTAATAATAATGGAACTAGAGGTCAAGGTGTAGCGGCAAAAGTAACTAGGATTAAAGGAAGGTCAGTCAATAATATAAGTGTTGCTTCGAGTGTAATTGAAGGTATTGAAGTATATCCTGGGCAATCAAAAGGGGAATATTTAATTTTCTCGGATAATCCTCATAATTTTGAACCACTTGACATTATTTCCGTAACAGGATTATCTACAACATCATCTGGCATTGAAGGATCTTATAACGTCGGTATTAAAACAAATAGATTAACGATTGCTGGTATAGGAACTACAGGAGTTGCTATTGGCAATACTAACATAACTGGAATTGTAACTTACTTCAGAGTTTCTGGTGACTTAAATTATCCAAGTATCAGAGAAAATGATACTTTGGTTGTGGGTACAGAAAAAGTTAAAGTTCTGAATGTTGATCCTTTAAATTCTAGAATTAGAATTCTAAGAGCATTTGATAACACTTCAGGTTCTAGTCATACTATTGGTAAGTTTATTTACGAAGTTCCTAGAAAGTTAAGAATCAACTCTGGATTTAAGACTGATTACTCTTACACTTTAAACAGACAAATTTACTTTGACCCAACAGAAACTGTTGGATTAGGAACAACTGCTGGAGTTGGAATTGGAACGACGATTTCTTTCTCCAATCCAGGTGCTGGTGCAACCTCAGTCTTCATTCAAACTAAAGCACTTTATCTTCCTTCACACAATTTAAAGACCGGAGATCAAGTAACTTATTCTACTGGAGTAGGATCTGTTAAGGGTTCTGGAATAATTGTACAAGATGAAACTAATGTTGGAATTGGAACCACTCTTGCCGATGGAACTAGTTTGTTTGTTGCAAAAATTACTGATGATTTAATTGGAATTGCAACTGTAAGAGTTGGACTTGGAACCACTGGAACATTTGTTGGTATTGAAAATCCTACCTCATCCACACTATTCTTTAGAAATGTTGGAACTGGTAACACTCATAGTTTTAAAACAAATTATAGTGTAATTACTGGAGATATAAGAAGAAACTTAGTTACCGTCTCAACTGCAGGAACCCATGGACTAAGTTCTCCTCATAATATTTTTGTCAATGTAAACCCACAAAACACGGGAATTGTAACACTAACTTATAATGACTTTAACAGAAGATTGATTGTAAATCCTGTTGGGTTTGTAACTGCAGGAGTTAACACTACAACAAATGCCATATCTATTAATTCTCATGGATTTAAAACAGGTGATAAGATAATTCATACCTCAGAAGTATCTTCTGTAGGACTTTCTAGTGATAGAATATATTACGTTGTGAGAGTTGACGATAATACGATTAAACTATCAAACACTTATTATGATGCTACTCAACCAAAACCAACTATTGTAGGGATATCTAGTGCTTCTCTTGGAACTATTAATCCTATATCACCAGCAGTAAAACTTTATAAAGATTCTACAGTAACGTTCGATCTATCAGATCCCTCACTTTCTTATGTAAAGCAAGGAACAAATTATCCTGCATTCAAGTTTGATTTATTTGTTGATAAAAACTTTACTAAAGAATGGGAAAAATCAAAAGAAAATAAAACATTTGAATTGTCCAGACAAGGAATTGTTGGCACACTTGGTGCCAAAGCAGAGTTATTTGTTGATGAGAATACTCCCAACGAACTTTATTATAACTTAACTCCAGTTTATGAAAGTGATACTCCTGCATCAAAAACAGAAATAGTCACTGATACTGAAGTTATTTCTGGCAATGTTCTTCTACCCAAAAATAGTCTTTATAATGGTAAACACACCATTACGGTAGGAACTACCACTACTTTTACATATCCTCTTGCAGAAACTCCAGAAAAATTATCTTATGATAGTTCATCATTAATTACATATGATACTGATTGTACTCACACATATGGTCCAATATCGAGAGTTGAACTGACTAATCAAGGGAAGAATTACTATTCATTACCAGGCATAACGACAGTAAATACTCTTTCTGGGAATGGAGCTATCTTAGAGGCGAAAAGTAAAGAAGTTGGTTCTCTTAAGAACATGACGTTGGATAATATTGGATTTACTCTACCATCAGATCCAACACTTAATCCTAGAATTCTTCTTCCTCAAATTATCAAAGTAGAGTCCCTAGCATCATTTGACACAGTGGGAATTGTTTCTTTTGGAAGAGGATTCTCAGTTCCACCTGTACTAATTGTATTAGATGGAAAAACTGCTAAACAAGTTACTGATGTTGATTTAAAAGTTACTCTCGGAAAATCTGAAGTAGAAATTCTGAAGAACACTAATGGTATGAACAATGTGGCACCAACGATCATACCAACACAGAGTGGTGCGGGTGTTGGTATCAATACGATTGTGTTCAATGCAGCAGATGAGACAGTAACAGCGACCTTATCTGTTGGATTTAGTACAGTCAACATATTCCCATTTGCTGTAGGGGATAAAGTTCTTATAGAGGGTATCAGTGTTGGTGTAGGATCAACTGGGAAAGGATACAACTCTTCTGAATATGACTATAAGTTGTTTGATGTTACAGGAATTACTGAAAATCTTGGTGGTATTGGAAGTGTTACTTATAGTATGTCTGGATTGTTAGAAGGTAGTGAGTTCCCAGGAACTTTCAATGCAACTAGTTCTTCTGGAAAAATACTTGCATCCAAACATTTCCCATCATTTACTTCTACCTTAAACACAAGAAACTTTATCAATGGAGAAATAATTAAATCAGTTTCTGCGAATGGAACGGTTCAAAGTTGGGATCCAAAAATTAATGTAGTAACAGTTTCGTCAGATGATAATTTCGTTGTCGGTGAAGTTATTAGAGGTTCTGATTCTAAAGTTCAGGGAATTGCTGCTTCCATCACTTCCTTTGATTCTTATATTGATTTAGAAGCAACTTCAAAAGTTATTCAAGGTTGGCAAGAAGATTTTGGTCGTTTAAACTTTGAACTACAAAAACTTCAAGACAATTTTTACTATCAAAACTTCTCATACTCATTGAGATCTAGAGTTCCTTATGATGATTGGAATGATGTTGTTTCTGCACAAAATCACACATTAGGTTATAAGAAGTTCTCGGACTATCAGTTAGAGACTAACAATAGTAATAGTATGTCTGTTGGAATTCCAACCGATACCACTAGTATTAATATTGTCAATAACATTGATGGATTTGCAAGTTTGAATTGTGTCTATGGATTTGATCTTGCCACAGAAAATAATCTAACTCAGGGTTCAAAACTTATTTCCGACGAAATAGTCTTCTCTAATAGAATTCTTACAGATTATTTTGAATCCGTTGGTAATAGAGTTCTTTCCATTGATGATATTGGTAGTCAGTTTAATAGTAGTCCTAGACCATTTTCTTTTAGTGTAGTAGATACTTTCTCCTTGAGTGATGTTAGATCCCAAAAGTATATCACATATGTCAGAGACAAGAGATATAATGCACAAAGACAATTGATGATTGTCGATCTCCTCCATGACAATTCCCGTGGATACTTGAATCAATATGGTAGAGTTGAAACTCATTATGATCAAGGTTCATTTGACTTTGCTATCTCTGGATCCGAAGCTCAACTCCAATTCTATCCAACTAAATCCGCAGTTAATGATTATGATCTTAGCATCTTCTCATACAACTTAAATGACAATTTCCTGGGAACTGGAACTACAAGTCTTGGTGGAGTTGCAACAATTGAAACTAAGAGTTCTCCAGTAACATCTGGAGTCACCACCACTATCGTTTCAATTGGAGATACTCATACTAGTGTTAAAGTTCTGGTTGATATAAATCCAGACTTGACTAGAAATGAAGAATTTGAATCAATTGAACTTAATATTGTTCATGATGGAACAAACATTGAGATGTTGGAATATGGAAGATTGACAACAAATCTTGGAGGATATTCTGCAATTGGACTTGGCACATATCATGCATATTTCAGTGGTTCTTCTTTAAATGTTGATTTTATTCCAACTTCTGTTGGTATTGCAACTACAGGTGTAATTAACACTATTCAAGTAGGACTTTCTACAAATACTATTACTGGTATTGGAACTGCTGATCTCACTAGAGCTAGACTTGAAGCTAGAACAACTAGCATCTCTTCCTCAGGGTCTCCAGGAATCAATACAGTTGCTGAATATCCAAATAATTATGATGCTGCTTATTTTATAGCACAAGTTACTGATACAACCAATACTTCAACTCAACTTTCTGAAATTATTGTTGTTGATGATTATGTAACTTCACCAGAAAGTTATCAGACATACGACACTGAATATGGTGTCATAGAAACTGGTGCTGGATTAGGAACATTTGGATCTAGAGTTTCTGCCGCAGGAACTGTTTCTCTCGTCTTTACTCCAAATGCAAGTATTGACACAGTAGTTAATGTATACATGAATGCATTAACTTTGAATGAAGACACTTCATTACCTAATGCGATTGATTTCACTAATGGATCGATTACTAGTGATTTGGGATCTTATCAAGGCACAGACTCTGATATCAAGAGAGGATTTGAAATACAGCATGAAAATCTTCCAATCTTTGAAAGATACTTTGAGGCAAATGATACCGATGTTGTTAGTACTACAGATAATTCCATTAAAATTCCAAATCACTTCTTTGTGAGTGGTGAAAAACTGAAATATGTTCATGTTGGAACTGCATCTTCCGCCATTGGCATTGCATCAACTAGTTTTGTTGGTGCTGCAAATACAACCTTCCTTCCAGGAGAAAATCTATTTGCTGTTAAAGTCGATGACAATATCATCAAGATTGCAACAAGTGCTGCAAATGCATTGAAGTCAATTCCTGAGGTAGTTGAACTTGAAAGTGTTGGTATTGGTACATCTCATAGATTTGTATCTACTAATCAAAATGCAAAGGTTATGGTTGCACTTGATAATGTTATTCAGTCTCCCATAGTTTCTGCTGCTCTAACTACCACACTTGCTGATCAGATGTTGACTGTGGACAACATTTTGAAATTTAGTGGAATTACATCTTTCTTCGGATCAGATCTAATTCAAATTGGTGATGAAATTATGAAGATTGAAGGTGTTGGTATTGGCAGTACAAATACCGTTAGAGTTCGTAGAGAGTGGTTAGGAACAAAGATTGGAGTCGCTGCCACCGGAGATTTAGTTACCAAAATTGTAGGAAATTACAATATTGTAGATAATGTACTGAACTTTGTGGAAGCACCATTTGGAAATACTCCTATTGGATCGACTACAAATCCACCTGATGAAAGAGATTGGACTGGTATCACTACATCTTCCAGTTTCCAAGGAAGATCTTTCATGAGATCTGGTATTGTTGATACTGCAAATGAGACTTATTATAAGAACTATGTTTTTGATGACATTTCTGCAGGATTTAATGCTACGGAAAATGAATTTAATCTCAAGCAAAGTGGATCTAACACTCCTGGTATTTCGACAGAAGGTGCTGTCATCTTAGTTAATGACATATTCCAGTCACCTGGACTTACCGACCAATATGTCCTGAGTGAACAGTCTGGTATTACATCCATCACCTTCCAAGGAACTAATACAGTTCCACTTGGACCAGACGTTGGAATTTCTAGTTATCCTAAGGGTGGTATTATCGTCTCAGTGGCATCAACTGAAGGTTTTGGTTATCAACCATTGGTTGCTGCTGGTGGAACTGCTGTCGTATCTGCTTCGGGAACTATCACCTCCATTGCTATTGGTAATAGTGGTTCTGGTTATAGAAGTGGAATACAAACAACAGGAACTAATGTTGATGAATTGGTTGTCAATGTTGCAATCAGAACAAATTCTACATCAGAATCAAACATCGTTTCTATTGGAACAGCATCAGTATCTGGTGGACATATCATTGGAGTTGCTGTTACAAACTCTCAGGTATTCTATGCACCTAGAGATATATCAAACGTTGGTTATACTTCAACAACTGGATTAACAACCGTCACTACATCCACCGCACATGGATTGACTCTTGATGATGAAATTATTGTTTCTGGAATAGCGTTTACCTGCGACTACAGTGGTTCAGGACCGGTTAATGTTACTAATGCGATTTATGATAACGTAAGTGGCATCATGACTGTAACCACATCAGGTGCTCACAATCTTTCCACTACAGGACAAAAGAGTGATGTCCTTCTGACTGGTCTTGGATTTACTTGTGGACTTGATAGTGGATCATCTACCCATACTTATCCTAGAGCAACAGATCCAGTTTACTGTGGTGCTAAAGTAACTGCAGTTAATAGTTCTACTGAATTTGAAGTCAATGCTGGCGTTTCTACAGTTCCAACTTTCTTCCAAAGTGGAGGAACTGCACAACCTGTTATTATTGCACCAAGAGCAACCAATAACTCTGCTAGTACATTTGACCCAGCAGTAAATGGAACAAAAGTTCTTAGAATTATTGATAATACAACCTTTGAAATAAACACTGGTATTTCGACTAGAAAACATTTTTATGCAAGATGCGGTAAACTCAACAAACCACTCGATGTTGTATTTGACAATCCATTAAGTTACTCCAACATACCGTTGGTATACAGTTCCTCCTCTGCTACTGGATTTGGAACACATGCAACTGCAAATGTTGTTGTTGGTCAGGGATCTAGTGTTATTGACTTTGAGATTGTAAACTCTGGTTATGGATATGGTAATGGTCAGATCTTGACGGTTGCTATTGGAGGAACAACTGGTATTCCAACCACTTCTTCTTATTCTGGAAATGAGTTCCAAATGACAATTGATGAAGTTCATATAGATGAGTTCAGTGGATGGACAATTGGAACATTAGATGTTCTGGATAGGGTTGATGAATTTATTGATGGTGTTAGAAAAGATTTCCCACTTACAAAAGCAGGTTCTATCGTCTCAATCGTTGCTGCTAAAGGGTCTAAGATCAACGTTGAAGATGTTCTCCTTGTATTTGTTAATAATACTCTACAAGTTCCTGGAGAGGGATATACATTTAATGGAGGAAGCACCGTTGTATTCACAGAACCTCTTAAGGTAGGCGATACTGTAAACATTCTCTTCTATAAAGGAAGTGGTGACACTGATGTTATCTTTAGAAATATTATTGAAACAGTGAAGAAAGGTGATTCTTTACAACTCAAGAGTGATAGATCAATTGGTCAAGCATCATATCTAACAGAAGATGAAAGAATTGTAGAGAATGTTAAGTCCACCAATACTGTTGAAACTAATCCTTATGAGGGTCCAGGAAATACATCTGATATTACTCTTGAAAGACCTGTTGACTGGTGTCGTCAAACAGAAGACATTTTTATTAATCAGATCGGTGTTGGTAAAGATAGAGAATTGTATGAACCTGTCATTAACCCAAGTGCATATATTATTAAGTCTGTTGGAGTAGGATCTACAGCAATCTATGTTGATAATTTAAGACCCATCTTTAATTCTCAAAATGAGAATGATACAGATCTATCTTTCCAAAAGAAAATTAAGTTTATAAAACAAGAAACTAAGACAGCTGCTGCTGCAACTGCAGTTGTTTCTGAACTTGGTACTATCTCTTCTATTTCAATAACAGAAAGTGGATCTGGATATGATTCCGCACCATTAGTTACTATTGGTAGCACATCTCAATCAGTTGGTTTGGGTACAACTGCGGTTGCAACTGCAACTATAACATCGGGTGAAGTTACTTCTATTACTTTAACAAATGCTGGAACTGGATATACTACTAGTAATCCCCCAAGTGTATTAATTGAACCTCAAGCATATTCTGAGGAAGCATGTAGTGTTTCTTCTTATGTTGGTGATTCTGGAGTTATTGTTGGATTTGGAACTACAACAATCAGTGGAGCTAATGAAGTAATTGTAGATCTTCATATTCCATATGATTCTTTCCTTAGAGATCCTGACTTAGTTGGAACTGCAGTTACTCTAAGTTCTATATCTGTTAATGATTACTTCACTATCTTTAATTCAAATGCTAGTGTTGAAGGAAATCCGTCAATTGAGACATTTGATATTGCAGGTAATCAGATAGGATTTGCAACTCATTTTATTGATACAGTACATCAAGCAAAAAGAGTTTCAGTTGTTTCTAGAAATGTTGGTGGAATTTCAACAAATGTCTTAAGAGTTAATTCTGAACTGAGTGGTATTGGAACTATTAACTTTAGTGTTACTACAATTACCATGGATGACACGACAATAACTATGGATACTAGTGGAGCTGCTGGATATTCTGGTGGCATAACAACTTCAAATTACTTTGGAGAGTTCTCTTGGGGTAAAATTAATCTTACCGCAAGAACAAAGAATAATTCTTATACTGCACAAACTTTAGAAGGAATTACTGGAATTTCCACCTCTGATATTTTGATAAGAGATAACTCTCTTAAATTTAAGAACTACACAGTATAAATATTCTTAAACCCAAAGAATAATGGCAAGACAGGGAATAAACACTGGTTCAGCTCCAAATGATGGTACAGGTGATAATTTAAGAGCAGCTGGTGGAAAAATTAATGATAATTTTACTGAATTATATGGATACCTTGGGGATGGAAGCACTCTGTCTCGCGGTACTTGGGATGTAACTAGTTCTGGCATTAACACTCTTTCTAGTGTTGGTATCGGAACTACCAATCCACAAGGAACTCTGCAAGTGGGTGTTGCCATTACGATGGATGGCACTTCGGGTATTATTACTGCTACTAGTTTTAGTGGTAATGGATCTAGTCTGACTGGATTAACTGGTGCTTCTGCTGCTACTTATGGTGATGCATCAAATGTTGCTCAAATTGTAGTAGATGCTAATGGCAGAATTACTGGTATTTCTGAAGTTTCTATTTCCGGTGGAGGAGGTGGTGGATCATCCAAATGGGTTGATTATGATACTAGTACTGGAATTAGTACCACAAAGAAAGTTAAGATTGAAAATGACTTAGAAGTTACTGGTGTAACTACAACCACCACACTTGCAGTGACTGGTGTTGCAACTGCCACATCATTAGTTATTGCTGGTATTATCACAGCAAACTCAACTGGTATTGATGTTGGTGCTGGTATTATCACAGCCACATCATTTGTTGGATCTGGTGAAGGTCTAACCGGTGTTGCATCTACTGACAACATCATCACTGGAACTGCTGCTACGTTTAATAACGTGGTTAAAGTCGGAACTGGTATCACTCTTGATGCAACCAGTGGAATTATTACCGCAACTGGAGCAAATATTACTGGTATCGTTACCGCAGCATCATTTGTTGGTGCATTAACAGGTAATGCCGATACAGCAACCAGTGCTACCACTGCCACTAACGCACAAGGATTAACTGGTACACCTAATATTACGGTAGGAAACATATCCGCTTCTGGTGGTGATCTTACTATTAGAAACGTTACAGGTGTTGCCGCAACATTCACTGGTGTTCTTACTTATGAAGATGTAACTAATGTAGATTCTATTGGTATTGTTACAGCAAGAGGTGGATTTGAGATTGGAGCATCTGGAGTTGGTGGTACAATTACCGCAGTTGGAAATGCAGAATTTGCTGGTATTGTAACTGCAACAAATGTATCTGTAGGACAATCTGTAACATCTGGAACATTCTATGGTGACGCTTCTGATATAACAGAAGGTCAATGGGTTCTTGGTGCTAGTGGCAGTGACCACTATACATTTACTGGTCCTGGATTAGATGGATCGCAAAATGATCCAACCCTTTATCTTCAAAGAGGTAAAACTTATAAATTCGTAAATGGAATGGGTGCTCATCCATTTCAGATTCAATCAACTTTTGGATCGGGTGGATCCGCATATACTGATGGAGTTACAAATAATGGAACATCAAACGGAACTGTAACTCTTGAAGTTCGACAAGATGCTCCCGATTCACTCTATTATCAGTGTACCTCTCATGTTGGAATGGCTGGTACATTTACCATCATGGGTAGTGGAATTCCAGTTGGTGGTATTATCATGTGGTCTGGTGGAACTGTCCCTAAAGGATGGGCACTTTGTGATGGAACGTTATCAACTCCAGATTTAAGAGATAGGTTTATTGTTGGTGCTGGAAGTGGGGGTACATATAGTATTGGAGATACTGGTGGAGCAGCGTCGGTTACTCTTACCGTCAGTCAAATCCCTGCTCATACTCACACTGCATATACTGATGGCACTGGATCACCTCCAGGTGGTGTAGCCAAATCGAGTGGTAATGGATCCGCTGTTGACACTGGATCCGCAGGTGGAGGACAGGCACACGAAAACAGACCTCCATATTATGCTCTTGCATTCATTATGAAACTTTGAACTCAATAACATTAGAATTAACTCATCCTAAAGAACTATATTTTTGCAGGATAAATAAAGGAAAACTCTGTCCAAAATGGCTGCCATTATAACTGATCAGATTAGAATATTAAATGCGGGTAATTTTGTTGCTGGTGTATCCAATGCTAGCAACTCTTACTATTCCTTCATTGGTTTAACTAATCCTGCAGATTATCAATCTGATTGGGATTCCGATCCACCTGCTCCTAAAGATAGTTTTGATCAGGAGAATGATTATTGGAACACAATGGTAGCGTTGAAAAAAATCAACACTGCTGATGCTAGACAGGTTGTTCCAAAACTAACTTGGGCTTCTGGAACAACTTATGATATGTACAGACATGATTATTCCAGATCAAATACAGCATCAGTTTCTGGTGCAACTAATCTCTACTCTGCAAATTATATTGTACTGAATAGTGATTTCAGAGTTTATATTTGTCTGCAGAATGGAACAGATCCAGATAATACTGAAGGTAGACCATCTCTAGATGAACCAACTTTCACTGATCTAGAACCAAGGTCTGCTGGAACAAGTGGTGATGGATATATTTGGAAATATCTTTATACAATTAAACCCAGTGAAGTTGTTAGATTTGAATCAACAGATTTCATGCCAGTTCCAACAGACTGGTTAACTGCTGCAGAAAATTCAGCAGTAAGAGATAATGCAGTCGATGGTGGAATTAAAATCGTAACTGTGACTAACAAAGGTGTTGGTCTTGGTACGGCAAATAGTGTTTATACTTCAGTTCCAATCAGAGGTGATGGTACAGGAGCACAATGCACTATTGTTGTTGATGGAAATCAGCAAGTAAGTTCTGTTACTGTCTCAAATCAAGGATCTGGATATACATACGGCAACGTAGATTTAGTTGCTGGTGGAGTACCAACAGGAACCACAAGACCATCTTTCGATGTAATCATTCCACCTCAAGGTGGTCATGGTGCAAATATCTATAGAGAACTTGGTGCATATAATGTTCTTCTTTACTCTAGAATTGAAAATGATAGCACAAACCCAGACTTTATAACAGGAAACCAAATTGCAAGAGTTGGTGTTGTTGAAAATCCTCAGCAATTTGGATCATCATCTCTCCTTCAGGCAGATAAAGCAAGTGCTCTTAGCGCTTTAAAATTGGTTGGTACTGGATATAGTACTGCATCTTTCGCTGGAGACTCTTATTTCACTCAAACTGTATCAACTGGTACTACAGCAGTTGGAAGAGTTATAAGTTATGATCAAAACACTGGTGTTCTAAAATTCTGGCAAGATAGATCACTTTCTGGATTTAATACCGTAGGAACAGCACAAACTCAACCTACTTATGGATTTGATCTAACTGAGTTTTCTGCATCTCCTGGAACTGGAGGATCTCTAGTCATATCACCAACAACTGGTCAGGACTTATCAATTGATACAGATTTTACAGGTATAACTACCGTAATAAATAATCGTACATATTATCTTGGTCAAACTTTCGATAGCGGTATCGCCAATCCTGAAGTTAAGGCACACTCTGGTAGTATCATTTACGTTGATAATAGACCGTCTATTACACGGTCATCGAATCAAAAAGAAGACATAAAAGTTATTTTGCAGTTCTAAAGAATTATGCCACAACAGACTAACCT